AATCCTGGTCTTGTGTTCATTTTTTCTAGTGAACGCTATGGTACTCGTGGGTAAAACGTTTAATCGTTCTACGAGTTCATTGACAATTGTCCTTGAACGGTTTGAATCGTTTGTGGCGGCGTTGGAGTCTCTTTACGGAGTCTCTCTGCGTCGGCCTCAATTCGGGTCGTTAAGTGATGTCAGCCAGTTCTGTATGGGACTGGTTGAGAAGGACAAAACACACCTCTGGTGGGCTGGAGTCGCTCAGCTCTCTGCGCAATCTAGGTTCGGGATTGCGCATTCCCTATTTCTCTTTCGGAAGGTGATACCAAAGGAGAAACCTCGGGTCGAGGACTATGTTGATAAGTTGGCGTCGAGTCAGGACGACCCTGATCCGGCTTTCCTTGCGTTTGCAGTGAGGGAAGTCCGGCGGCTGTTCCGCTTCGGCTGGGACAGGACTTATCAAGATGGTTGCTTGTCGAGCGCCTTACCGGTCTCAGCGTGTGCTGAGGGCGGCAGGAAGGCGGGTGGTTGCAGGGGTCTACAACAGATGGAATTTGAGTCTCGCGCTGACTTTTGCGAGTACGTCATGAAGTCTGTTGTTAGGCGCAACCGCGGGGTTTCTAGAGTGAAGGCTATAGAGACTGGAGGCAAGTGGCGGATCATTACGATACCACCCCTGGTTGACAATGCTCTTCGTCCCTTGCATCATGCCATTTACTCGCACCTTTCCCGTTTCTCGTGGTTGTTGAGAGGAGATGCAAAACCGAATAGGTTCAAAGACTTTTCCCCGGTGGAGGGAGAAGTTTTTGTGAGTGGCGACTACGAAAGCGCCACGGACAATTTGAATTCGGTTCTTCAAACAACAATCTTGAGTGAGTTGTTAGAGCGTTCGTATACCATCCCACAGGGCATACGGGACCACGCTCTGGACATCTACCGTTCTTCTCTAGACGGTGGATCGGGCCAAGTCTTTGTACAGAGACGAGGACAACTCATGGGACAGCTCACATCTTTTCCACTCTTGTGTCTCATAAACTACATCACGTTTCGGTATTGTATACGTCGACCGGTTCCAGTCCGTATCAATGGCGATGATATCGTTTTTCGTGCGACACCTGAAGAGTACGCTCTTTGGGAACGCGGTGTAGTGAAGGGGGGGTTGACGTTAAGTAAAGGTAAGACGCTTGTCCACTCACGTGGATTTACCTTGAACTCGACGCCGTTCTGGGCAACCGGAGCTGGTGCTCGGTCCGTAGGCTTCGTGAGGTCTTCCTCGCTGTTCCCTAAGGGCACGTTATCCGAACAGATCTGCTCGCTGAAAGGTCGTTTCTTTTCAGCCTGCGCTGGTTACGGCGGTAAGAAGAGGTCGGTTGTTCGACGACTTTTTCTCCACCTTAATCAGAAGGCCGTGCACGCGTCACGGAGATCTGTCACACGAGGGTTGGAGATGGCTGTGGATGAGGAGACGCTGAAGTCGGTGGGACTTTGGAACAGGGAGTTGTTCTATCTCGAACAGGTAGAGGAACCTTTGTTGCCGGTGTGTGACCGGCCGCTCCCGACGGGGTGGGCCCAGGTGGGTAGCTCTTGGTTTTCGGAGGAAGACAAGAGGTACTGGAAACGCGAGTGGGCAACCGCTTGCGTGGACCACGCTTGGACTTGCCCCGTGTCACCCGACGCCTCCTCAGAGGACACGAAAATGGCTCTCATACGGCACGGTGTACCGCCATATGGCTTGGGGAGCTTGATAAATATCCGCGTTAGGCGTATGCTTGGCGGGGTCTCCCGGAGTAAGCTGTGGAAGTGGGTGAATCTCAGGAGGAACTCGGCCGTGTTCGGACGGGTTAGGAGAGATAGGGGACAGAGGATGTGGGTGTTAGTGGACTCGCTTGCTTCTCGCACGCGAGTTGATTTTGTCAGAGCCACTATGATGTAGGGCCCGTTAGTATAGAGAGAACGCGGGCGCGTCCTGCCTAACACGTAGGGTAGCGCATGGTAGCCGTGCTGAACGACTGACCTTTCGAGGTTGCCCGGACCTCAGGGTACCAACGGCAGTAACTGGTTTATTAAGTTAGGCATTTAGCCATCGTTACGTCATGGTGTGTTTTGCTGGTTGGCTCAACCAGGCTAGCG